GAGAGGGACCTGATCTGCGCCTCGGTGTATCCACTGTCCGCACCGCCCTGGCTCACCAAAATTGCCGTACCACCGAACGTGATGGTGTCCCCGGCTTTGGTAATCAGCCGTCCGCTTTCGCCTATGACAAGACTTACCTCAAACCAATGCTCCGGCTCGGAGATGATGGTGTTCCACAAATCGCTTACTGTGTACATACCATCACCTCTCTACCAGTGGGAACGTAATCCCGCTCCACCATTCCGTCCCGTCTGGTTTCCACAGCGCATGGACGGCGGGGTTATTGTTGGCGTACATAGTCTTCGTCACTTCGCCATACATAGGGTCGGTATAAGTGACCGTGACATACTCCGGGAGGATAGCATTGAGAACGATGTTCAATTCGGATGCTGTGAGCGGTCTGCACTTGATGTCCAGCCGGATCTTCGTTGCAACCCGGCCCCGGTGCATCAGCCCATCCAACGTGCGCCCTGTATTGGGCGAATCAATGTCATATCTTTGCCATTTGAACCCGTCATCGTGGGCAACGTAAGGCACAAAGTCGATGCCGTTTATTTCAAACCTCATGCGTACTGCACCCCCGTTGCCCGTTCAGTGTTTCTCTGATTGCGGCTCACCGCATTGGAAATCTGCTTTCCGTCCAGATACACTTTGACTTCATTGCTTCGTCCGCTGTTGGCAGACATCATGGCCTCATACACGCCCTCACGGATACCGGCAATGATCTGTTCGTTGTTGGCAACCGCCGTCTGCCCGTTGGCAAACTGACCAACAAGTTCGCCGTGGTTAGCGAAGAACATACCGTCCTCCGGGAAACCGCCAGAAGCAAACTGCGGCCCTTCAAGCAAATTAAACTGAAAATCGAACCCCTTGCCACCGAACCACCTAACAACATCCGACACAAAACCGATGGCACTATTAAACGCGGAAATGATAGAGTTAATAATACCCGTTCCTATCGAGTACATAAGGCGCAGGATGCCAATGAACACTTCTTTTACGCCGTTCCAGGCTCTTGACCAATCGCCAGTAAACACGCCAGCAATGAACTCAACCACACCGTGTAGAATTGTTCTGATAGAGGAAAACAAATTGCTTAAAAGAAGTTTTACAGTGCTAAACAACCCGCTGACGAGGTTTTTTAACCCGGCTAAACTAATCCCCGTTTTTTCTTCAATGAAAATCAACAAGGACATTATTAGATTTCCAACCCAGTCAACAAGAGATCCTATAATCCCTCCGATGAAACCAAGCACCTGGTCTACGATGCCGCCAAACCCAGAGACAACATCGGCTGCGCCCTGGAACGCAAGCGTCCAATCGCCGGACAAGATCCCGCTTACAAGTTCAACCGCGCCCTTAATAGTGGTAACTATATCGGTAAAAAGCTGATAGAAATCAACGTTTTCCTTGATATAGTTCCACGCAGAAATCGCGTCCTCTTTAATCGTGTTCCACAACTCGTCAAGTTGTTCTTTAAGAGGCCCAAGTTTTTCAGTCCACTGGTCAAACTCAGACCACTCAAACATATCACCAGCGTTTGTGGCAGCACCGCCGCCACCACCACCGCTTGGATCGCTCGGAGCATCCAGCCGGTTGATCTCATCAAATCCCATCAGCTGATTGCGCCACTCTTTAGCCGCCTTTGCCCCGCCGGCGGTTGACTTTGCCCATTGCTGTGATGCATCAATCGCCTTTTTATACCCACTCTTGCCACCAAGCACGGCAAATAGCTGGGTTATTGCGTTTGCGGCCCTTGTTACGAACTCGATGATTTTAAGAACCACTGGCATTATTGCGGTTAGCAATGCGCCAAACGCCGCGCCCATCTGGTTTTTCATTGTCAATGACTTTGTGGCAAGCGAATCCATAGCTGCTGCCAAGTCACCGCCGATGCCCTTGCTGAACTGATATGCGTTTCCAAGCCCCTCGCGAAACGCTTGCGTCATCTCTTTTAACGCCGTTCGTATCAGACGATATTTAGCAACTCGTACGAGGGATGCGGCGAACTGGCCAAGGCCCTTGCTGCCCTTTTCCGCGCCTTTACCAGCCTGTTCCGCTGCCGCTACGATGCCCTTGGTCGCGCTCTGGAACTGCTCTGCGCTTTTCCTCGCACTGCCAAACTCGTCCTCAATGGAGCGGAGCTTTTTCATCAGCTCGTTCAGCCCGTTGGACTCTACCCGTATTTCAAGATCGTCAATAACAGTAGCTATCTTGTTTCACCACTCTTGTGTTGCCTCTTGTCCCACGCTTTCTTCCACGCAGTAAGGGAGGCAATTATTTTCTCCCGCTCTCGTTTTGCTTTTTCAGCCTTTTCCGCATCGGTCAGCAAGCCAAGGTCATAAGGTTCTTTCGGGTATTCCGCTTTTTTGCCGCCTTTCTTTCCAAAGACATCAGAAAACACAGAAACCAGCCCAGCATAGATGTACTGCCCTTGCAACCACATTTGCTCGTTTGCCTGTCTGACTTTCAGTTTGTATGCTTCTCGATAGGATTTGGCTAAAAAAGCGGAGGCGTTCCAATACTCATCTGCGCTCATTCCTATAGACAGATAGTACGGTAACGCCTCCCAAAACATCTCGGTGTAGGTTGACGGCGAATCGGAGCGGGTTACAGGCTCACCGTCACGCGAGGGTTTTCCTCGGTCTGCCCGTCCGTGAGGGCGGCGAACGGCGCGGCGTACAACTCGCCCAGCCGCTCCAGCAGCCCGTCCGGGATGCCGCCCAGCCCGTCCAGGAGGGCATCCGTCTTGGCTCTCGCCACATTTTTGTGGTGCATACGAAAAGCGTAGAACCACAGTTCCGGGATCTTGGTCATGGGGTAATCAGCAACATCGTTGATTTTGAACCCACGCGCCTCCGCAAATTTCACAGCCTCGCGGTTAAACTCCAGGGTGTACTCCATCCCGGTTTCATCATCCTTAACGATGATGGGCTTCACATTCTGTGCCATCTCATACCCTCCTAATTATTAGGTGGAACTGGTTCCCCAGCCCTCGATCTGGTTGGGCGTCACATACGCCTCAATCTCCAGAACAGCGTTGACATCCATAGCGGTCATGCCCAGAGTGCTGGGATAACCGGCAAAGTAAAAGCTGCCGAAGTTGGGAACCATGATCTCAAACCAGGTGGCCTTGTTATCGTTCTTCGCGGTCTCAAACGCGGAAACGAGGGTCTCCCACGCGGCCTTAAACTGGGTAGTGAGATTGGCCGTGAACGCCAGCGCACCGCCGGGATCCTTGAGGCCGGGGATATAACGCCGCCACTCGGTGTCGGACAGGTCGGTCACCTCAAGGGACTCCGGCTCCGGGTTGAAGTCCGGGATGGCCTTGATGCACGGGATCTGCGTGAACCCGGTAGTGGGGCGCGTACCGGCAGTAGCTTCAACAGCATATTTCAGCAGAACGCCAGCAGTAGAAAGTTCCTGCGCCATGCTAACTCTCCTTATCTCTGATAGATTTGATAGACCAGATTTCCGTCAGCGTCCTCAAACGGTTCGCCAACAATGGCATGGTATCTGGCAACCATGCGATATATTGTCCGCTCTACATTGGGGACTTGCCGGGTCATCGTGCGCCAGAACTTCATCCCTTGCATGGCATCGTCTGCCACTTTGAGGATCGCCCTGGCCTCCAGTTTGGCCCCGGTCTTCAGATTGCTATACACGTTGATGGCGTACTGCACATCAGCGTGATGTTCGGCAACCGTATCGTCCTTACTGTAGACATAGGTGTAATTTGTATCCTCCGTGACGGTGACACACGGGAATGACGCTGGAACATCAATGTATTCACCGTACACGGATGCGTTGGGATACTGGGCAAGCACGGCCTCGCGGACAACCGACAGCACCTTGTTTTCAATGTCAATCATCCGAATACCCTCCTTGCGATGTTGGGAGATTCCTGCTGCATTACGTTGCAAGCGTCCTGCATTCCACCCATAGCGGGTGTCCCTTCAAGACGGAGACCGTTGTACATCCAGTAGCCATTTTGTGAAAATGGGCCTTTGTGTTCCTCAGACCATGAACCAGGTTCGATGGGAAACTCCGCGCTCACCGTGGGCCGGGTGACAACCGTGCCAACCCCGGTGCCAAAC